CCACCACGGAACCCGTGAAAGAAGCGTTCGTACCCCCGACCGTCCCGCCGCTGTAGCTCGCACCGGTCACAGCCCCCGTGAACGTTCCGTCGGCTGCCGAGATATTATTGAAAGTCGTGGGAACAATGTCCGCACTCCCGTTGAAATCAACACCGCCTATGGTTCGAGACGTAGTTAGCGTCGCCGCAGATCCCGTCGTGTTTTGGGTCCCCACGGCGTTCACACCCGGAAGGGTAATAGCAGCACTCCCGTCGAAATCAACACCCCCGATCGCTCGGGGTGTGGTTAGGGTTGCCGCGGAACCCGTCGTGCTTTCGGTACCTGGAGCGTTCACACCCGGTAGGATGATGTCAGCTGAACCATTGAAGGAGACACCACCAATCAGTCGAGCGGTAGTTAGCGTCGCCGCGGAACCCGACGTGCTTTCGGTACCTGGAGCGTTCACACCCGGTAGGATGATGTCAGCTGAACCATTGAAGGAGACACCACCAATCAGTCGAGCGGTAGTTAGGGTCGCCGCAGAACCAGTCGTGCTTTCGGTGCCTGGAGCGTTCACACCCGGGAGATTGATGTTGGCGGAACCGTTGAAGGCGACACCGCCGATTGTCCGCGCGGTCGTCAACGTAGCCGCGGACCCCGACCACGCCCCACCCGTGAGCGTCGCCGTGCCATCTGAAAAACTCGTCCCGGAGACTGCCCCCGTGAAAGTCCCGGTGGTTCCAGAGACTGCCCCCGAGAAAGTTCCGGTGGTACCTGAAACGGTCGCGGCGGAAACGGTCCCCGTGGCAGTCAGATTGGTGACGTTCAGATTATTGACGGCGAAAGCACCGTTGACTGTCAGATCGTTTTGAACGGTACAATCACCGAGCACATCCAATGTGATGTTATTCGCGTCGGCGGTTATGGACGTATCAGTCGAACCCTGTTGGGTGTACCCGATACTCAGACGTTTAGGGGTTTCGTCGCCGTGGTGGATGATTCCGACGTTCTGGTTCGGGTAATTAATAATGATCCCCGTGTCCAGACCAACTTGTGTGTTGTTGTGCGCGACGCCGATGATACGATCTTCGACCACCAAATCCGTGTTCTTAATCTCGGTGATGGTCCCGTTATGAAAGTTGATGTTACCTTGGACCTCGAGATCACCGTTGACGTGGACATTCCCGCTCGTGGTAAAGGCGGTCGTAGGATTCGTAAACTGGATGATATTATTGGTCGTGTTTCCGTAAGAAGTTACGGTTTGTAAAGGTGGTTCGAACAGGGCGGACGCGGCTGAGCCTGACTCGGTTATTTCTCCGGTCCCCTTGTTGTACATAAGAAAAACGATTTCCGGATCCGAGAAATCCTGCCGAAAACGGATGGGAGAAAGATAGACTGCCGATGGGTTCGTCGCCTGCAAGGGAGTATCACTCGCGTTAAACACTATGGTGTTCTCTGCCTGATTCTCCAAAGCGTGCTTACCAAACCGAATTTTGGTGGATCTTTCTACCGTCGGTAAGTTTTTGACCATAGTTACTATAGTCTGGTATTTTTAATTGGCGTATAAAAGTCCCGCCATGCCGTTCTCTATGCGTAGGATGTTGTAATTGACGGCGTATATAGGGTGATTGATGGGCATGCTGTCGCTCACGATCTTGACACTCTCGAGTCGAGAAAAATTTAGAGTTCCCGTAGGCTGCAGCGATGACGTGCTGAGACAAAAGCAGTACAGGAAGAAATCGGGTGATGTCACGAAATTCGTGTGGTAATAGTTCTGAACATCGATGAAATGCGGCTTCCCCCATCGCGGCGTACACAGATCGAGTCCGTTGATGGTGATCTTCACTCTGTTCGTGGGACTCGTGAGCGCGCCGTCGGTCGTCGTGTCCGAAGAGGCGATATATTTCACGGGGTGTGAAAAGTAAAGTTCCTGCGTGGTATGGTTCGACGGAATGTTCTTTTGAACCTGGGTAATCAACAGATCATGCTTTCGCGAGGCTATCGCGCCGCGTTCACTGTTGTCGAGGTAATAGTAGTTGGCGAACATCTCGACGTTATAGTTCGACGCTTCGCTCGCCCAGTGAATTCGTACCTCGACGTTATGATAGTTCAAAGCGACTAAGGGAAGAGCGCACTGCGGCCCCTCACAAAAGAAGAATCGGAGGGGATAAAAATACGAGCGCGCGGACACGCCGGGGTGCGTCCCGTTCGCACTCTTACTCACGTTCTGCGCGAACGTATCGATGGCGATCTTTTCGGTGAAGATAGCATCTTGTGAGTCGATCACGGCCCCGCCTATGAGCAATTCCACCTTATCGATGATAGTGTCCCAACGTTGCGTGTCCAACGCTTGCGTGGTATCGTCCAGCGTGAGGTAACAGTACCCCAGAAGGTCGCCCGAACGTTCGAACTGGACGCTTGACATTGAATTGTTTTTCACAGCTCCATAGATTGTTTGCTTTTCGATGGACTGGGAAAAATTCGAGTGTCGTTTGAAGGTGCTGCTGAAGAACGAGATCTCGGGTTTCCCCATGATGAACTGGTCCTGAGCACCTATGGCGATGAGCTGGGTGATTCCCGCTGACATCGTTACTACTACTATGTGAGAAAATTACAGATTGCCTTTAAGACACGTGAACTTGACGATGAGATAGTTCGGGGTACCCGCCGTGTTCGGTAAGATTCCATCGCCGTCTTGATTCATGATATTCACGGTAAATTTATCAACCTTCCTCAGTGGGTTTATGTATTGCGTGCTGACGTCGTAATCACCCTTAAAGTTGGTGATGTGATTCGCGGTACCGACGGCGGTGACATCGGAAATTAAAGACGCGAAAACACCCTTGATCTTACCGATGGTTCCGACCCCGTTGAGCACGGGGGTCGCCCTGTCGTTGAAGTTGGAATCGAGTTCATCGATACTGATGTAAATGTGTTGATTAGACGTCTTCGTGTGAACGTGCGCGGCCAGGAGTTTCGCCTCGACGACGTTCTTGAGTGGAATTTCCAGGTAGCTGGTGAAAGTGTTCGCAGCCGCCTGACCATTGGAGTCGATGGTGATGGTGTGGTACTCGTAATTGAGATCGGGAACCATGTTACTATACGTTTAGATTAAAGATCCGCCGATACCCCCGGAGATGGAGTAGCCGGCGTGGTCGGCGACGAGACCCTGCGCACCGCAGAGACCGCCCGGGGTCAGAGACTTGCTGTAGGGGCTGCCGTTAGGAGCGCCGGCGACACACTCCTCGCTGTGGTCGAGATCGAAGAGGGATCCCTGGCTGACGGCGTTGATGGTGATCGGCCTGGGTTGGTACCCGGAGGACCCACCCTGGAGGACGGTCAGGACACAGATGAGACCGAAGAGGACGGCCATGTACATGAGCGCGCCGCGGTTGGTCTTGTTGAATTTGAGGAACATATTTACTATATGTCTACAAAAAAAGTGCGTTAAAGAGAAACGTAATAATTATTATTAGAGGGTAGAGATGGACGACATTACCCTGGACCGTGGACGTACCAACGTGATGAAATTGGATGCTGACGAACAGGCTCTTTATGATGAGATCGAAATTTCCGTACCTCGCGCCAAACCTGTCCCACGCCCGCAGAAGAGCGCGTTCGGTACCCGCCCTCCTCCGCAACACCAGGAGGCAATGGATGCATTCGTGAACCCGGATAAGCAGTCCGTTCCCAATGCAGCACATCCCATGCAAAACGAAGAAATCGATTACGGCGATGAGGACGATGAGATGGATTTCGACGACGACGACGGTCCCGGCACGCGATCAGAGGAACAGAAACCCACTCAGGGGTACACCTCCATCGACGAGGAGAAGAGTGATCTCTTGAACAAATTAGCTCGCCTGGAGAAGAAAGGATTTACCGTGAACAAGAGACTCAACGCGTACTCGAACGTCGAGGAGCTTCGGTCGGAAGTAAAAAGAATCACGTACAGCATCGATGTCGAGCAATCGATTCGATTCTCGCGACGTATGTTGGTGGCCTGTGTCACCGGTCTGGAATTTTTGAACAAGCGCTACAATCCGTTCGAGATTCAACTCGAAGGTTGGTCCGAATCCGTCATGGAGAACGTTGATGACTATGACGGTGTCTTCGAGGAGTTGTACGTCAAGTACCGATCGAAGGTCAGTGTCGCCCCCGAGGTCAAGCTGATCATGATGCTCGGCGGCTCTGCGATGATGTACCACTTAACCAATTCGATGTTCAAGACTGCCATCCCGAACATGAACGACGTGATCAAACAAAATCCAGAGCTCGTGAAGAATATGATGTCCGCTGTGCAGAACACGGCACCGAGGAACCCCGACGAGCCGTTCGTGGAACCCCCAGTGGGCGGTACGGGCAACTATGAGATGCAGGGTCCCGGACTCGATATTGCGAGCTTGATGGGTGGGATTTCTATGCCGCCTCCTATGCCCATGAATTCTAACTTGAACGCCGGTGGGAGCCGACCGCCCCCGATCGAAGAGGAGGATGAGTTGAGCGATATTATGTCTATTTCAGGCGAGAGCACAGGCGGAGAGATTAAGGAGGTCAACGTCGAAGGGGGTAAACCGAAAAAGCGTCGCAAGACGACCAAAAAGAATGAAATTAATTTGTGATGTTAATAATATATGATAGCGTATTGCCCGCTGGAGGATCTCGAACCTCCTCCGCAGCGGCGGCCCGAGGTGGCCGTCGCTCCCAAGAAACCACAGCCCGAGAAAGGAGATGAGGATACCGAGTTGAACTATGTGATCCTGGCCTTCATCGTAGGTGTGGTCATGTTAGCTGTATCGGACCAAATGAAAAAGTAAGTCGATTATCTACCTGAGGGTCTACCCCCCGATGGTAAATAATCTGGGTACATAGTAAATGATGTCGACGTACAAGAAAAAGGCAAAGGCCGCGACGAAGATTCAATCGGTGTACAGGGGCGGCCGCAACCGTAAAAAAATCGTCAAGAATTTGAACACGAACGGTACGCGGCTGTCTAGGGCGATACTGGTCGCCAGGAAAAAACCCGTGTACGAGAAGAATCTCGTAAATGCGTACCTGAAAAGGGCTAACCGACGAAAGTAATTAAAGACGTGGGGCTACATGGGTATATGACCGACGGGAAAATTTGTACCAAATGTAAGGTGTTCAAATCGTTTGGTGAGTTTTCGAATGACAAACAGAAAAAAGATGGATTTGGGTCTAACTGTAAATCGTGTAAAAAGGAGTACGATAAAGGGTATTACGTAGCTAATGCGGACAAGAAAAAATTACAGACGAAGAAATACTATGAAGAAAATGGGGTCGAACAAAGCGCCAAACATACAAAATACATGAGAACTAGGCGTCAAACCGACGAAGCGTTCAATCTATTGTGGAATCTTCGGCGCCGGTTGCACCATGCACTCAAAGGGAACCGAAAATCTACGTCGACCATGGAACTCACCGGTATGGAATCGAGTCAGGATATATTGAAATATCTATACGAAAAGAGTCCCCGATTCGAGGGTGTACCGCTAACCGAATTACACGTCGACCATGTCATACCGTGTGCCGCATTCGACATGATGAACGTTGATCACCAACGTGTCTGTTTCCATTACACAAATCTACAGCTACTCACACCGGCCGAGAATCTATCGAAAAATGATTCCGTACCGCCGGGGTTCGACGTCGACGATTACGTAAAAAAGCATTTGCCTCGGGGGAATTCGTCTTTCTTCTCCTCGGCGGTTTTACCGTTACCGTGAATTTTGAACCCGCCCTGTCGGTACACTTTGACGCGTTTGTAGTACATTGCACTGAAAACGCTCCACGGATCGTTTACATCGTAGATGTGCGGGTTGTTCTTTTTACCCGCAGTTTCACGCATGATACGTCCGATAGATTGGACGATGTCCGATTTCGGACTCGCCAATATAACTGTGTCCAAAGTTGGGATATCCAACCCTTCGTGCGCTTGGGAAAATGTCGCGAAGATGATCTTCTTCTTCGACGATTCTTGGAGGGCCTTTTCTTTCATGCCTCCCATGTACAGACCAGAAGTCGTGGGAAAACACTGGTGGAGCATTTCGCAGTGAAGTCGCCGGTCGCTCAAGACCAGTAATTGTCTCGACCCCGCCGACGCCTTTTTTACCAGTTCCACCAACATCTTATTCCTCTGTCGGTCCTCGACGAGAAGTGTAATCATGTTCGGCATCGATATCTTACCGTTTCGCATACTGGGCGGCGGATTTTTGTAATTCGGCGAATCAAAGGTGACCGGAAAGACTTCGACCTGTTCCTGGTTCTTCCGCTCGACTGCAAAAAACGTTGGGCCCATAAACCAGTGCAAAACTTTGGTAAGACCGTCTTTTCGCTCAGGGGTAGCCGAGAGGCCGAAAATGTGGCGTGGGCACATTTTAAACAGGGACTGACTGAACACCTTGGCACAAATGTGATGCGCTTCGTCGACTATGACCGTCCCGACCGAATCGAAATCGTCGAAGG